AGGCTTCCTGCGCCCCTTAACGCTGTTGATCTAACTAATTAGATCAGGACTTGTTCCAACGACGGATACCGCCTGCAAGCTTTGTTGCAATTGCGTAATATCCATAAACTGCCACCTGCAAACGACCATTTGAAAGTGCTTCCACTCTTAAGGTTGTCTTAGGGGCTTCATAAAATGTAATTGCTGAAGGATTGATTAGGAACATTGAATCGTCGCCTGTTCCTGAACCAATAAATGGGTCTACATAATAATTAGTTCCCAATACTGAACCAACAACTGCTTGAGGTGAAGCGATACCTGCATTGTTAACAGGATTAGCAGCTGCGTAGATTGGACGCTTAGTTGAATCTTGCGCATTAAGTAGTACAGACCACCATGACGCATTTGATACTAAGTTGGTTGCAAAACCACCTGTTGCAGCATAAGCAGCAGCAGCTTCAGTTGCAATAAATGATTGCAGTCCGTCAGCGTCAGCAGTTGCAACAGCTGTACCAGCAGTTCCAGTTGTTACGAATTGTGTAAACATTGCTTCGTCTGTTGCCTTAGCATACGCACGATTTAATTCACGAATTAACTCGTCGTAAAAAATTGGTGAGCTTCTATCAAGAAGTTCCCAGCTAATTGTTTGTAATCCAGCTGCTTTTTTAACATCAACTGTAATATAACCTGAAGCCATTTCAGTTCCGCCAAGTGCTTCGCCCTCTGTTGAGTTTGAATCAATTGTTGGTGCTGTTGTTAACTTCGGGATTGTAAAAGACATGCCGCTTGAAGGAAGTGCGCCACGGCTTACCGCGTCCACTGAAGGTCTAACATCTAATGTGTTAGTGATGAACTCAGTTAGGTGTGGTGCAAGTGTAAGACCAGTGTTTGTACTTGTATCATCTGTTGCAAGAATTGTTTGACGAGCTGACTCATCACCCATTGCAGCTTTGATACTTGCCTCAAGATATTGTCCTGAAGTCATTGGTGCAACGCGTGGCTTTGTATAGACCGCCGCTGTTACTGTTGGGCGAGAAGCTTCAACCGCTGGGGTTTCTACTACCTCGGTCGCAACAGGTGTATCGGTTGTTGTGTTTTCCACAATTTCCTCTATTTCTGTTTTGGTTTCGGTTGAAACTGCTTCTGTATTTTCAGACGCAGCAACGCTGGTTACTTCAGCTGATTTAAAAGCAGCTGCCTGTACTAGCGAAACTTCAAGTAGACGGGCTGCGCTTACGCGGTAAACTCCGTCTTTATTTTTTCCTTTAATAACTTCTACGCCTACTGAAAGACCGCTACGCAAGTTTTCACTTGCTTCAATCAAACTGTCAGTACCGCGTGTTGTATTAGAAACTTTAAACTCAGCAAAAATTCCAGTTGAATCCTCAGTTATATTTTTCATACGACCAATTGGCTTTTTAGGGTCATGTTCTAAAAGCAATTTAACATTTTTTGGGTCATCTATTTGAATTGAGTTTGCCTCAAAAATTACTTTTCCTGCGCTAGTGTTTCCAATTTCATCACCGTATGGCGCAATTTTGCCAGCAATGATTCTGCGAGATTCTGAAGCTTCTAAATCTGCACTAAAATTAATTATTTCCATTAGGGGTTAAATCCTCCATTTCTTTTGCTTGATCTACTGTTATTAATTCCAGTTGTAATAATTTTTCAACAACTGCAAGTCTTTCCATTGGGTCAGTTCTTAGGAATCCTGAATCAATATCAAAACGGATTTCCTGAGTCATTGGTGAAAGATCGTCCATACTAAATCTTTTTTCTATCGCCTGAAGGTAAGGCGCGAGAGTGAAAGAAACAAGTTGGCGACGGTTATCTAATATGTTCTGATAAACCATTGAATTGTTTTGATCTGCATTTAAATAAAACGCGTCAATGTTAAATAATCTTGCAATTTGAGCGCAACTTTGCTGGATAGCGTCTGTGTACATCATGTCTTTAGGAGAAAATGCCGTTGGTTGATATTCTAAACTTGCAGTTAAATAAGCAGTTGATCTTGTTTCTCTAGCGCGACGCCAAGCAGCTAACAATCCAGCAACTTCTTTTTCACCCATGTCAGAACCATTATTTTTAAGTATGCCAGCTGGTTGGGGAGTTGCTGAAGCAACAGAAACAGCTCTTTCTAAATCAACAGCTGCTTTAAGTATTCTTGCACCTGAAGTAAGAATTGGGTCTTTGCCTATTTGTATTGTAACGATACTACCAATACCTGACATGGGTGCTAAATCGCCGTCAATAAAATATGCGTCAACAAATGTATTATTTTTGTTTAATTCAACTGTAACTCTTGAGTTTCTGACATATTCAAATCGTGAAGGTCTGTTGTCATCTTGATACTGCTCAACCACTTTTAAATAGGCGACTGAATACCAAAGTAATGAGTCAACAATCCAACTAAGTGTCACATTGTTTGGCGCATTTCTTTCTAATTGATTTACCCAAGGCAAGTTAGGTATTTCCTCGCCAGTTGCTTTTAAATATGTATTTAAATCCATGCCACTGATAATTCCGCAAATTATATTTCTTGCTTGTTGACATGCTGGGACGGTGATAGCCTCTGCGCGATCAATTGTAAATGCAGAAAGTGGTGTGTAATAATTAAAAGGGTCGCCCATAACTGAAGGGGCTAGTTGAGCCTCAATTTGTGTTTTTGGTGTTATGCCGATTAAATCGCGGAAAAATCCCATTAGAGAATTATATCACTTTTAACCGTCATGCGTAGATCATTGGCACTGAAATTGGTTTACTTAACAAATGAACACACATTGCTGTTGAAATACTAGCTGTGACATCTCCAGCGGATTTTCTGCGAATAATTCTCCAACCGCTATCATTTTGTTTAGCAGCACAATTATTCATTGATTGAACCCACTCAGGCTGACCACTATGAACTAGGCGATTATTTGTTAAACAGTCAGCAAGTTCTCCACATGCTTGGTAAAACGCTTGACCGCTCACATCAATCAATTTATGACCTTGTTGTTCCAATTTTTGAGCAATTGAGGCAGTAGCATACTTATCATAAGCAATTTGCTGCGGTCTGTATTTTAAAGCCCAATCATGTATTGCCTGAGTCATTTTAAGCTCATCAATAGCAATTTCAGAGCTAAAGGTTTCCATAATTCCAACGCCAATTTTGCCGTCAACAATTTGTGCAGCAATAAGGCTGCCAGTGCGTTTTGAAGGACTTACATCAAATGCAAACACAGTCATTGCTCCAACAGGCAAAATTAGATCAGAATTACTGCAAGCTTCTAAAGAACCAAATGTCCAAGGTGACACCTGAGAATCTATCCAAACTGAAAAGGTTTCAGTCAAAGTTGCTTCTATTGAGTTAGTTGCAATGCTTTCCTCAATTGCCTGTTCCGTAATTGTATGTCCAAGGGCAGGATTACTTATTGCCCACAATTTACGGTCATGTAAGTTTTGCCTAATAGACATTGGGGCTGAGTATTCATAAAATCCAAATGTAGGACTTGGATACTCCATTGCCTTGCTTCTTAAATCATTAAGCACTGTACTAAATGCGTCCCCAGCATTTGAGCAATAAAGACTCATTGCATTTGGTCTTGCTCTTGTTGTAGGGACAGCTGCTTGAAACCCCTCAACCGATATCTCACGGAGTTCATCAATAAATAACAGGTCAGCGTGCTTGCCTCGCGAACCATCCCTAGTTGCCGCAACAATTTCGTATCTAGTGTTATCAGTTAATGTAATTGATTCTTGTCCATTGGTGTATCTAATTGCTTTTGTCTTATGAAGTAACACATCATTTTCCTCAATGGTGTTTGCCACAGCTCTAAACACATCAAATGCCATAGATCGGTTTGAGGATAAGCCAATTATGTTCTTAGAGTTAAAAACAAACATGTGAGCCAAGATCATTACCTTAGCAAGTTCAGTTTTCCCGTTTTGTCTTGGCGTGACCAACAAGTTAGTTCTGCGTTGGAAATTACCTTCAGTGTTTATACGCAACATGTCCTCAAGTACAAATTGCTGCCATGGTAAAAGTTTTATGTTGATAGTTGCCAAAAACTTTTCAACTTCAGGCAATCTACTAGCTGTTTTTAAGAAAGGCGTGTGAATACGAGGCTTTACAGCCCCTATAAGCGGTTTTTTAGTTGCCCCTCGTGTCGGGACATCACCCTTGACTTTCTTGGGTTTTGTAGAGGCTGTCATGGCTTCTCAAATGGGCTTGGTGGCTTGGTCATGACCGTTTCAGGGAGAGGAACGCCTGA